CGTTACATCGTAACAGTCAAGGGTGCTCAACTATCCCCAGAGAGTGAAGAGCGTCTGTTCCGTTTCCTACAAACAGGACTAAAGGGACAGAACCACCGTACCCTTTATGTGCCCCTGCCTTCTGATGGAGAGGGTAACAAGGTTGAATTTGATATGCATCCTGTTGAAAACACAGTTCAAGATGGTTCATTCAAAGACTATCGTAAACAAAATCGTGACGATATTTTAATGGCTCATCAGGTTCCTTTGTCTAAACTAGGTGGTATTGATGGTGGTGCTATCGCAGCATCTATCTCACAAGACCGCACATTCAAAGAGCAGGTAACCCGTCCAGTCCAACGGCATCTAAACAAAGTAATCAACACAATGATTAAAGAAAAAACAGATTTAGTTGAGATTGCGTTTAAAGAGGCAACCCTCACAGACGAAGTTGCTTTGTCTCAGATCAACGAGCGTTATCTAAGAAACAAGGCAGTTACTCCTAATGAGGTTCGTGAAATGATTGGTTTGCCCCAAATTAAAGGCGGGGACAAAATGATTGATTTATCACCACAGCAGTCAGCAAACGCACGCTCACAAGCCTCTGGAAACACCGCCAGACAGCGTGAAAGAACAAATGAGCAAAGCGATGGTGTCGCCACTATTGATGGGCGAAATCCAAAAGGCGAAGGCAGCAAAACTGACTGACGTTAAAATTTCAACGGATTTTAACGAAAATAACGTTTTGATAAAAATTGTGGTATAATAACTGGTACTATGGATATGGAAAAAGCACACTTCTCTACAAAAGAGAACACAGTCAAAGTTTCTATGCCTATCGCCAAGGTAGATCAAGAGAGGCGCATTGTCTCAGGGTTTGCTACTCTGGACAATCTAGACCGCCAGGACGACATCGTTCCAGCGGAAGCAAGCGTAAAGGCATTCAAAAACTTCCAAGGCAACATCCGTGAAATGCATGACGCTACAAAAGCGGTAGGCAAAATGGTAGAGTTTAAAGAAGACATGTACTTTGATGAGTCAACAGAAAAAATGTTTAACGGAGTTTATGTGTCTGCTTACATATCTAAGGGAGCCGAAGATACCTGGCAAAAGGTTCTAGACGGCACCCTCGCAGGTTTCTCCATTGCAGGTGAGATTACAGAAGAAGACACAATTTACGATGCTGATTTAGAAAAGAGTGTTCGCATTATTAAAGACTACTCATTGAGCGAATTATCCCTCGTGGATGTTCCCGCTAATCAATACGCCAACGTCCTATCCATACAGAAGAATGGCGATGTAACGGGTATGCTTTCAAAGGCACTCATTGAAAATGTTTATTACTGCGATCACGACGACATTGTTCAACTATCTTCAACTCAAAAGTCTTCCTGCCCCCGCTGTTCAGGTGGAATGGAGAACATTGGTTTTGTTGAGTCCAACGACCCAGACAAGGCCAAAATGGTTAAGGGCATTCTTACTCAAGTTAAGAAGTCTAAGGAGGTTATTATGTCCGAAGAAACAACCGAAGCCAAGGTTGAAGAAACTGAGGCAGTTGAGGAAGTAGCGGAGGCAGTTGAGGAAACTGTTGAAGAGACCCCTGAGACTGTTGAGGAAACAGCCGTGGCAGAGACAGAGGAAGCCGTAGAGGAAACGGCAGCCGAAGAAGTCAATGTCGTTGAGATGAAGATTGAAGAACTTAGCAATGCAGTCGCTGCAATTAGCGAGCAAATCAATCAAATTACTGCCCTTGCAGATGCAGTCACAAAGATTCATCAGCAAGTAAGCGAGGTCTCCAAGAACCTCTCAGGTGTGAGCAGAGAGGTCACAGAACTCAAGGCACAAGACAACGAACTTGGAAAGCGTTATGAAGCACTAGAAAAAGAAACTGCTTTCCGCAAGTCTGCTGACTTTGGAGAGGTCATGCAGTCTCAACCTATCAAGGTTGAAAAATCACTATGGGATGGACGTTTCCTCGGCAAGTCCGACCTATTCTAATAACAGGAAAAATGACGGAGGTGAAAAGAATTATGTCAGACGAAATTACTACAGAAGAGACTACAGAAGCAGTAGAGTTTGAGAAGGCCGCAGGCGATCAGGTACAAGGTGCCGCAGATCGTCAGGGCGTTAACCCAGGTGTTAACCCAGTTACAAACGCAACTGGTAACCCAGGAACAACCGACAACGTTGGCAACCCAAACACTCATCACGCTTCAGGTTACATTGGCGTAGGTGGCGTGGGCCAGCAGAACGATGGCGACGCACTCAACTACGGCAACATGGGACAGGCACTCAATCCACAGACAATGGGGGCACCATCACCAATCGACATTGACCCTTCAGGTCAGGTCGGTGGAGGCGTTCTCAACCCTGAGCAGAGCCGCCAGTTTATCGACTACGTTTGGGACGCAACCATGCTCGCCCGTGACGGTCGTCGTATTACCATGCGTGCAAACACAATGGAACTAGAGAAGGTTAACGTTGGTCAGCGTGTCCTACGGGCCGCTGCACAGGCTGACGGTTCCTACGAGAACGCAGGAGCAACTTTCTCCAAGGTGGATCTAGCAACCAAGAAGTTGCGGCTAGACTGGGAAATCTCAACAGAGGCACTTGAAGATAACATCGAAGGTGCAGCACTTGAGGATCACCTAGTACGCTTGATGACACAGGCATTTGCCAACGACATCGAAGATCTCGCTATTAATGGTGACCTAAGCCAGACCACTGACCCCTTCCTAGGGATCATGGACGGCTTCTGCGTGCAGGTGGACGAGGGCGCACACGCCGCTGTCCCACCAGCCTTTGCTAAGGCAGCAGCAGTCGGAGGCGCAGCAGGCACAGTAGATCAGTACGCACAGCCAGCAGGCGACTGGGATCGTTTTGTTAACGACGGTGGAATTCCCAAGGAGACCACCGCCGCAGGCGACCCAATTTGGGACACAGAGACAATGCAGGAGATCATCCTCGCAATGCCTCGTAAGTACCGTGCAATCAAGAGTGGTCTACGCTTCTACGCAGGTAGCGACACCTTTGCTAAGATTGTTGCTTCCAATGGAACAGGAACACCAAATGGTTGGGTTCCATCAACTGAGCAGTACGCAAATGCTTACCTTGATGGAAACGCACAGGAGTTCGGTGGCCCACGGGCTACTCGTGTCCTAGGCGTACCCGTCCTAGAGGTTCCCTACTTCCCAGAGGATCGTGTGGAACTAACCTTCCCCGCAAACCGTATCTGGGGCATCCAGCGGGACATCACAGTCAACCGTGAGTACCAGAACAAGAAGGACACAATTGAATACACAGTATTCATGCGGTTCGGCATTGCCTGGGAAGAGTTGGACGCAGTTGCAGTTGCAACCGTCTAATTCCTCATGACATTGTTGGGGGAGGGCTACGGCCCTCCCCCTTCAAGCATTTGTGGTATAATAGAAACAATAGTAGTTAAGGAGAAAACTATGGATTTTGATAACATGTCAATCAAGGAATTGAGGACATACGCAAAAGAGCACGGCATCAAGTTGCAAAGCGCAACAAAGAAGGCCGACATTCTAGCCATCGTAAAGACTAATGCTGAAGCAGGCATTGAAGAAGATTACGATGAGTTGCTTGCTAACGCAGAAAACGAAGGGCAGGCAGTATTAACCTCAGATAGAGAAGAAGCACGCAAGGTAAAGGAACAAGAAATTATCGCAGAGCGTGTAATGAACACAGACATTGATGATCGTAAGCCAACAGGAAACGATATGGCTGTTTGTGTTTACTCTGAAAAGAAGTACTCATCTTCTCATCTAGGAAAACTAGACATCGGATACAACATCGTAAAGTCAGACCTAGCAAAGATCTGGGTGCGTCTTCCTGATGTCCGTCTAGCAGACAAGGAAGAACTACAGCGAGCACAGGCAGCAGGCGTAAAGCCAGGGCAGCGTGTCGGCGGCAAGGGACGTAGAATGTAATGAGAGTTTATCGTCAGCCCCCATTCCCATTGGCTATTGAGATCACAGGTGGAAACGCCAATACCAACTACGATGTTGCTGTTCTTAATAACCATACGGAGTGGGGGACGACGGTGACTAGCGATGCTCTAGGCACGCTAAACATCGAACTTCCTAACTACCCTTTTGCTTACTACGATGAAACTTACGCTTTAACTATTCAAACAGAGGACGCAATTCCTTTTATTTGGAATGATGGACGCACAGACTTTGTAGAGGACCTTGAGGTTTACCGCCCACTTTGGCAGGTAGATCCAGACGATCCAGAAGACGTAGCAAAAGAAGCACTCATCAGGGCAGTCATTGATGCCATCACAGGCGGCTTCTACTACACAAGGGAATACATTGAGGGGCAAGGACTAGGAACAGACTTCTACCCAACACCAGCATACACCAGGGATGTGCTTGAGGCTTGGGAAAACAACGTTCATGTTTTCAAGAAATACATTGAACTTGACGATCAGGGAGAACCAGAGTTTGTAAACTACTACCCTTACCAAATGACAAAAGATCTTACAGCAATAACTATCGGACACAATTTTGAGCGTGTTGCCGTAGCATCCAAGCCAGTCCGTTTTCACAGGGGAAACAGCGACTCCTACGAAACACATCACTATCGCTCACCCTTCTTCCCTGATGGTTTTTACTACAACTTCCTTCTTGCTAATGGATGGTCAACTATCCCTGACGACATCAAACTTGTAGCAGAACTTCTCAAGAAGCAGTATGAGGATGAGGGAACTATCGGCGGTAGCGAGATGGACGACTACATCACAGAGTACTCCACAGATCAGTTCAAGTTAGTAATGGACTCACGAGCAGGAGAGAACAAGGGCTTTGGCTCCACAGGCAACAAGGCCATTGACGTTATTCTACAAAAGTACATCAACAAGGCAACACACATTGATCGCCTTGGGGTGTTGTAAATGGGACTGAAACTCCCCACCTTCCTTTATCTTATGAGTTGTGATGTTTATTACGCAACTTATTTAGATGCCGCCAACTCTAACCAAGAAAACATCTTACAAGATGATTTTGGAAACGTCATTGGTGGTGTGGGACAAAATGAGTTTGGCGAGTCTGTAAAGATTTGGGGACTGGACAGAAACGAACGGCAGTCCTATTGGAACGTAATGGGAACTGTAAACCTACAAGACCTCAACGCAGACACCGCTTTTGAATACAAGAAGCGTCTAAATGGTCGCTTCAAATACCCCTCAGATCCAAGGGTAGGGGATGATGGATCAGTCCATCCCATCAGCGACATTCTTATTACAAACATCTGTAAAAAGGGAGATTTGGGAGACAAGGAACTTCATCTAAATGCCGATGGTAGCCCAACAGTATTTGAGGTTATGAGCGTCGATCCATTTATTGATCCTTGGGGCGACATTGAATATTACAAGGTTTTGTTAGAGCGTGCTGACGACCAGACTATTTTGGATGGTGTATAATGTTAAAATTTAATCTTAATGATTTTAATAAAGAGATGCAAAAAGTCATTGACTATTCCACAGGCTTTGTCAACGGTGCAGAACAAAACGAACAATACTTTAATAATCAATTAGCAGAAATTATCAAAGAAGCATTCTACAAATATGTTGATAGCGTTGCTCGCCTTGAGCCAGACCGCCTACACCACATCTACGAATGGGAACAGACAGGTGTAGATAGGGCACGACTGTTTAGAATTGAGGCGTTCTCAGGACAGCAATCCATTCGTTTTGTCACAGAGTTTATGCAGAGCACATCGACATCCCCATCTGCTAACGAGCCATTTGTGGACAAGGCATCTGTCATGGAGGCAGGAACAACAATTACCATCACCCCTCGTGGCGACGGCCCTCTGGCTTTTGAGGGTGACGACGGTGAAATGGTGTTCACTAATTCAGAAGTAACAATCGAAAACCCAGGAGGCGACGTAGCAGGACAGTTTGCGGCAGTTGCAAGAGAATTCTTTGAGAACTATCTAGATCAGTCTTTGCTAAAAGAATTAATCTTAAAGTTGCAAACTCCTATTGAATTCTCACAAGGATGGGGCAAAGGAATGAACTACGGCACAGGCCAACGGCAGGCAAAGAAATATCTAACTATTAAGGGTGGTGTTCAGTAATGGCTCTCAAAGATGTTGTTCCTATCGTACCAGCAGTCCCTATCAACCGATACCTGTGGAGTAAGATTGCTGAATTAGATCCTGACTTGGTTATTTCTTATGATGGGATTATGCCTTTCTACCCCCTTGGTGAGAGTGCCGCAGGCGACGCACCTTGGGACGGTAAACCAACAATAGTTTATGATCGCATGATGAGTATCAACTCTAATCCTTTCTACCCCATCAAAAAGGAGCAAATTCATTACGCCCTAAAAGCAGGGCCAAGCGACAGCCTAGCCTGGGGTAGTGCAATTCAATACATCCTTGATGGTATGGACGATGTAGCAAAAGAAGTAAACGCCTACAACGCAGACAAAATGTATGGACTTTTCTTCCACCACATCAGGGTTTTCCAGACATCCTCGCAGATCTCATCTTCGGGGGCACAAAGAGACTTCACAACCAATCAGTTCTACATCACTAGATTTATCATTGATACTGAGTATCACAACAATCCTCGTTAAATTTGTGGTATAATAGTAAGCGAGGAAACACCCTACCATAGTGTGTAGTTATCTCCAATAACTGAATACACATTATGAAAAAAGAGGTGAAAATATTATGGCATACACACGAGGCGATTCAAAGAACATCATCGTCGGTGCAGCAGCACTCTTCATCCACGCCGAAGGACCAGTACTTGATCCAGGCACAGATGCAGAGTTCCCCGCTTTTGAAGAGGGAAAGTCTTACAAGGACACCCTTCAAGCAGACGCAGGCTGGACCAACGTTGGTTACACTCAGAATGGCATGGAACTAACCATCACACCTGATTTCGGTGAGGTAGAGGTTGACCAATTGCTAGACTCTGCAAAGATCTTCAAGCAGGGTATGCAGGTCACACTCAGCACCACATTCGCAGAGGCAACTCTAGAGAACCTTCTCTACGCAATTGCTGCTTCTCCAAATGATCTAAACGGTGGCTTTACTGACGAAGTTAATGGTCTTCCAGACTCCTACTCAGGTATTCGTGATCTACCATCACCAACCGCAACCGGCGCAGCCGTGCTTGGTGCAGAAGATCCCGTAACAGGAGCAGGGGCAGCCCATTACGTTACTGGTACAAGCAACTCACTAGACATCCTAGAGATTAACTCTGGTGAACTAGGTGAGTGCCCAATTGAGCGTGCACTTTGCGCCGTTGGACCAGGCACAGGTGACTGTGAGGTTGGTGACGAGATTGAGCGTATCTACGCTGCTTTCCGTGCATTGTCAATGGATGCTGTTACTATCTCAGTATCCCGTGACGCTGCTTCAACATTCGACGTAACCTTCCGTTTGCTACCCGCAAACAATGGTCGATACGGACGAGTGATTGACCGCACTTACACAGATACAACCGTGCGTAGTGTTAGCGTGGCACGAGCATCAATGCCCGTTAAGAGTGATAACTAAACATACAATTTAATACCCCAATGCCCCCCTCTATCTCGCAATCGGGAGGGGGGTTTTGGCTTGTGGTATAATAGGGGTAGGCAAAAAGCCCATTACTACTTTAAGGAATAAAATGGCTACAACAGTTTATGAAACAACTGAGATTGAGTTGCTAGATGGCACAGTCGTAAAGATGCGACCTTTGAAGATTTCACTACTTCGTGAGTTTATGAATAAGTTTGCTGAAATTGCAGAGGTAGCAGACGACAACGACAAGAGCATGGACATTCTTCTTGAGTGTGTCCAGATTGCTATGAAGCAGTACGCTCCTGACCTATCACTTGATCGTGACCGCTTAGAGGATTCTATTGACCTACCCTCCGTTTACAAGGTGGTAGAGGCAGCATCAGGCATTAAGTTTGATGATTCGGGAAACCTGACGGCGGGACTACCTGGGACGAACTAGATCTCGCAGAGTTAGAGTCACAAGTTTTCCTATCAGGTATATGGAAAAACTTTGAAGAGTTAGAAGACAGTCTGTGCATGGCTGAACTCGTTTCTATTCTAGAGGCAATGAATGAAAAAGAGTATGCCGACAAAAAATTTGCGGCAGCCATGCAAGGCGTTGATCTAGATAAAGAAACAGGTAGAAGGCCCAAGCGAGAGAAAACACAACAAAAGAAGGCATCTACCTTTGAGGACATCCAGGCCCGTGTTGCTTCTGGTGGCCTAGCCTCCGGTGCTGATGATATCTTGTCTTTGCAAGGAAACTATGGTGCAAGAAAAGGCTTCCAAATAGGCAAGGACATGGACTATGGAAGGTTCCGTGACGGCGATGAAAATGCACCAAAATCGCCTATGGA